CCAACCTTGGTGTTGGTAAGCGGGCCACCTACCGTATCGGTGACACCGGTGCTGGTACTCGTGTCGGTCTTGCAGAGCCGATTGCCGGTGATTACATCACTGGTACGGTTGCAGGTACCTTTACGGCAGGTATCGTGAAGGTTCGACTCTTTACTCACCGTCCGTAAGTAAACCCAAGGGGGCGTCTTAGCGGGCGTCCCCTTTTTGTTTGGAGAATACACAAATGAAGACTTCTACTAAAGGCAAAGCTGATCTTGCTAAAGAGGAAGGTACTAAGACCAAAGCCTACCTAGACTCTGTAGGAGTTTGGACCATTGGTACAGGCCACACCAGTGCTGCTGGCCCCCCGAAGGTTACTGAGGGTCTAGTGATTACCAAGGCTGAGGCCATGGAGATCTTCACTCGAGATCTGGCCAAGTACGAGGCTACTGTCAACAAGGCTATTACTGAGCCTATGACGCAGAATCAATTTGATGCCATGGTATCCCTTTGTTATAACATTGGGCAGACTGGCTTTGCCCACTCTAGCATTGTCTCTAAGTTTAACGCAGGAGATATCGAAGGAGCTGCCGATGACTTCCTTCTGTACAAGAGGGCTGGGAATAAGCCTAACATCCTCCTGGCTCGTAGGAAGCGCGAGAGAGCCATCTTCCTGGGTAAGACTCCCACGGTAGTTAAGAAGGTCGTGAAGGCCCCTGCTAAGGCTGTAGAGGCATCTAAACAGTCTCCTATTGCTACGGGTGCAGTCATCACTGGTGGTACTGCCGCAGCTAGCCAGCTTTTGCCGTCTATTGGTTCCTGGGAGGCTGTTGTTGCCCTTGGTGTAATCATTGTGGCTGCTGGTATTGGTTGGTTCATCTACAAGCACTACAGGGACAAGTAAGATGTGGTTAGCCCTCCTTAAGTTACTCGGTGTAGATATTTTTCCTCAGCTCATCGCTGCTTACAACAAGAGGGCTGATACCCTAGTTGCTAACAACCAAACGACTGCCAATGTGGCTATCAAGATGGTGGAGGCAGACTCGGAGCTCCAGAAGACTAAGTCTAGTTACCTAGCAGGTAAGAATTGGGTCACACAAACCATGATTCTCCTGTTGGGTATGCCTGTAGCTCTTCATTGGGCAGCCATCTGTGCTGACAGTACCTTTAAGTTTGGATGGGGTATCCCGGCTATCCCAGGAGCTTATGGAGCTGCTGAGATTGAGATTATCAAATCGTTCTTCATCACTGGTGTTGCTGCTCTAGCAGTTACTCAGATCGCAGGCATTATCAAGAGGTAACACATGCGCTACACTTTGCTTAGGTTGACCCAAGATATTCTGTCTGCTATGGACTCTGATGAGGTGAACTCCATTGGAGACACTGTAGAAGCTAAGCAGGTTGTTACCGTAATTGAGTCTGTGTACAACAACATTGTCTCACGTACGGAGCTTCCTGAGAACTACGAAATCTTCGAATTGGTAGCTTCAGGAAATCCTTCGGCACCAAATCTCATGTTTATGCCGAATTATGTTGACACGATTGAATGGGTACGTTATAATAGTTCTATAGGAAACGGAAGTAGTGAACTTAAGTTTATTCCCACTACGGAGTTCATAATTAGAAACTCCAACCTAGGATCATCCTACAGTGGTGATCTTAGACTCTCTAAGAATACCTTTACAGTCAATGGGAACTCTACAGATTTCTACTATCTCAACGATAGAGATCCTACGGAATACACAGAGATCCAGGGGCTAGGTATTATCTTTAATAGTGTCAACCTCAGTATTGAGAACACTATTGAGAAAACTAAGACAGTGGCCTACGGTCGTAGGAACTTTAAGTTTCTCCAGGAGGACGACTTTGTTCCTCCACTTACTTCCGAACACTTCAATCTGCTGTACCAAGAGTCTAAGGCTCTAGCCTTTGCAGAGCTTAAGCAAACTCAGCACGCTATTGCAGAGAAGAACGTTAAAGAATCCCGTATCAATATGCAAAGGCGTAAAGATGCTGACAAAAGCACCAAGTTTTACCGTACTTTGCCCTATTATGGAAGGCGCTGACCAGTGCTAGATTTTGAGAACAAAGATATCCCCAATGAGCGTCGTATTGATTATGGTGCTCACAATAAGATTAAGCTCACACGAAAAGACCCCTATGGTTTCTGGTACGTATCCTTTGAACGAGGACAACTCCCAGAGTACCTAAAAGGTGCGTATACCACTTATTCTGCTGCTGAGGCTGAGGTAATGAAGTACATTGCCAAGCAAGGTAGAGATGTTAAAACCGTAACTTAAGGATAGTAAATGCCTCGTAGTGTTGGTGTCGTCGTTGAAAATAACTTCACTGGAGGTCTAGTTACTGAGGCCACCGCTCTTAACTTCCCTGAGAATGCTGTAACTGACATCGATAACTGTGTTATCACTAAGACCGGTGCAGTAGTCCGTAGGGGTTCTCTAGTCAGCGAGAGTGGTGGCAAAACCAACGCTTCGGCTCTTTATTCTGGTGACAACGCAATTAGTACCTTCTCCTGGCGTATTGCGGGAGGTAACGGAGACCTTGTACTCTTAGTTGTCCAGAACGGTAACGTACTGTCTTTCTACACTACAGGCCCCTATGCTATTTCTCAGCATAAGTTCTTACAGGAGATTGATCTTAACGCCTTTCAGGCATCTACCGTCTCCACAGCCTCTTTTGAGTGTCAGTATGCTGTAGGCAACGGGTATCTCTTTGTCACTAATCCAAATATGCAGCCCGTCTACATCTCTTACGATGTTGGCTCTAGCACCTTTAGTGCATCCCCCATCTATATGAATGTCAGAGACTTTACTCTTCTCAACGATGGATTAGGGGTTGCAGACCGCCCTGCCGATTTGGGTAGCGTCCACCATTATGCTTTGGCTAACAATGGTTGGGATGACGCTAAGATAAACAAGTTCAAGACTGATGTAGGTGCTTATCCTTCCAGAGCTGATGTCTTCTGGATTCTAAAAGACGCTTATGGTAACTTCGCTCCAGGTGTAATCGTTTACCAGAAGAGTGTCAACGATAAAGTTATTGATGTTCCTGGAGAGTTGAGAGCTAACACGGTGTTCCGAGGTAACACTCCGGCACCTAATGGACACTTCTTCTGTCCTCCTTTTACAGTCGACAGGTCTAACCTAAGTGGTATTCCTGGTCTACCTTCTAACATCACCTCCGCCCGTCCGTCTACTGTAGCATTCCACTCTGGTCGAGTGTTCTACTCCGGTGTTAAATCTCCTGGGTTTACGGATAAGATCTACTTTAGTCAGACCATTGAGACTCCTGCTCAGTTTGGGCAGTGTATGCAGGTCAACGACCCCACTTCAGAGAACCTCTTTAATCTATTGGCTACCGATGGTGGCGTTATCTCTATCCCGGAAGCTGGGGATATCGTAAAGATGTTTCCCATGGCAGCGGCACTTATCGTGTTTGCTACCAATGGTATCTGGGCTATTACGGGTAGCACTGGCATTGGTTTTTCTGCCACTGATTACACCGTGTCTAAAGTCTCTAGTATCAACGTAAAGACTGCCACTTCTTTTGTGGACTATGAAGGTAATCCAGTCTTCTGGAATGAAGAGGGTATTTTCATAGGGGCTACTAGCCAGACTGGTGGTGTTGAGATCCAGTCTATAACCGAGAAGACCATTAAGCAGTTCTACCAAAGCATTCCTCTGGCTTCTAGAGCTTCTGCAAAGGGTGCTTACAATCCTCTGTCTAAGACTATTGAGTGGCTGTACCGTAGTGTACCTCCCATCAATATTGCTCAGAACTACGACTACGATAAAACCCTAATTTATAGTACGCAGTACCAAGGGTTTTACAAGTGGAGCTTTCAGAAAGCACCTAATACTCTTCTGAATAGTATTTTCGTTGCTTACGGTGTTGACAAAGTTGGTAGTCCCACCTCTTACAAAACCAAGTACCTTATGATGTTGTCTCCTAGTGGTGTTTCCATTGGGGAAATAGACGAGAACAGTTACCAAGATTTTGGTATCAATAGTTACTCGAGCTATTTCACCACTGGCTACAAACTCAGAGGTCAAGCTGTTAAACAAGGACAAACTAACTACTTGTACGTCTATTTCACCAAACAGTATGGAAGTAAGATTAGTGTCCAAGCACTTTGGGATTACGCCACCTCAGGAAATACAGGAAGATGGAGTTCTCATCAGGTGGTGGAATCTGGCCGAGGAGATTACTCGTATGATTTCAGACGTCTTAAAATCCGAGGACAAGGAAAAGCAGTGCAGTACAAATTCTCCTCCGTAGGAGACGCACCTTTTAGCATTCCTGGCTGGGGTGCTGTAGACTCTACTAATGCGGCCACATAATGGACCTGAGAGTAGCTTCACTAAAGGATGCTGACGCTGTAATGGCGTTGGCCCTTAGGTTCTTTGCAGCATCTCCTTACAAGGACAAGACTGTAGATCTACCTAAGGTAGAAACTGTTATCAGTACACTACTCAATAACGATGACGCTGTTGTTCTGCTCCTGGAGAACAAAGATAAGAAGCCTGTGGGTATGCTCGCAGGCTTTCTTTCTGAGATGATCTTTAGCAAAGACAAAGTAGCTTCAGAGGCTATCTGGTGGGTAGACCCAGAGTATCGCCAGTCGAGGATGTCCTTCAAGATGATGGAAGCCTTTGAGTGGTGGGCCAACAAGCGTGGATGTAAACACGCACACATGAGTCTTCTCGCAGATGAAACTGGAGATAGACTTTCCAAGTTTTATGAGAGACGTGGCTATAAGGCTCGTGAAAGAGCTTTTATTAAGGAGTTATAACAGTGCCAGCGATTACTTCAATCATTGCCGGAATTGGTCTTGCCGCTGGAGCTATTGGTTCTGGTGTACAGGCTTACGGTGCTATTCAGCAGGGTGAAGCCCAGCGTAAAGCCTCTCGCCTCTCACAGATGGCAGAAGCTCAGCGACAGAGGGGTATGGAACTAGATAGCGAACGCAAGCAGTACTCTATTATTAGAGAACAGCAGATGCAGAGAGCTAACGCCATTGCTGCTGCAACCTCTCAGGGTGCTCAGTTTGGTTCCGGTCTGTCCGGTGGTGAAGCTCAGATTGCTGGTGCCTCTAACTCAAACCTGCTTGGTGTCAATCAGAACACTGAGTTAGGACAGAACATGTTTAGTATCAATCAGCGCAAGGGCGCGGCTGATCGAGATGCCAGTGCCGCCGGAACTATGGGCAGTATTGGTTCGGGCCTCAGCACTCTTGGAAGAGCTGTAGTTAATGACAGCGGGACTATTGCTCGCATTGGTGGATGGAATTAAATGGCTATTAAACCTATTGTAGAAAATCTTACTAATCTAAGCTCAGAGTCCAGTGCTGTCGCTCTAATCAATCGTAATGTTAGTCGAATTACTGACGCATTCGATGCTGTTCTCTCTAGGAGTGATCCCACTTCTAACACCATGATTATTCCTTTGGATATGAACTCCCAAAGGATCCTTAATCTACCTGTTCCCGTAAGCCCTTCAGAGCCTCTTCGAGTAGCTGATATCGCCAACATCATTGGCTATCAAAAGGGAGATAAAGGAGACAAGGGTGACAAGGGTGATAAAGGGGATTCTGACTCTACTCTAGCAGCTCTTAAGGCTCTAGGTGGCGTTGGAGACGGTAACTCTCGTCCAATCAGCACCGTGACTTCGTGTGCTGGTCAGAACACCACCGGTTGGACTCTTGCTCAGTGGCAGACAATCCATCCCTCGGCACAGTCGTTAGCCGATCAGATCGATGGGTTGGCTCTACAGACGTACATCACTGGTAAATCCGTTCTCCACTGGCCTGCTGGGGCATGGCGAACTAGCCGACCACTCGTTACGGGTGGGGCTGACTTCACTTACGTAGGTGGCGGTTCTCACGTCTGTACGTTGTTCGTTGACGGTACAGGCTTTGGTCTGGTCCACAACTGCGACAGCAATTATGCTGCAAAGACAGGGGCTCAGCCTGGACGTCTCCATGTTTCTGGCGTCTGTATCATTACTAACGTTTCTGGCGGTGTAGGTATTCGCGTTGCTGGTGGCGTGAGCAACGGAGATTTTGAGGCCAAGGACTTCATTATTGGCTCTGGCTTCGGAGACTTCCGCGTTGGTATCGACCTGTACAACTGTGCGGGTACGAACATCACGAGAGGTTACATCGGCACCAAAGATCGAACCCTTGCTGGCATTAGCTATAACGGTAGTATTCTCAACTCGGGGCAATTCGTCCACAACCTAACTGACCTCGTTGTCACTGGATTCTATGCTGGTGTAAACGTGTCTATGTCCAACGGTTGTACGATTGAGGGCATGTGCTGTGACCGTGTTGTTATCGGAGGAAGCCCTGTCGGGTTTATTCTGAATAACCAGAATGGTGACGCTCATCGCACTCCTTGGTTCAATTTCAACGCCTGTGAGTTTGAGGTTGAGGGTTCTGCCTACAAGATGATCGGAGCACAGACCGTCCGAATCAATGGCGGCATGTACTTCATCAATGCGGTTGCGACCAATCCGAACCGTGGAGACTACTTCTCCTTTAGTTCTTGTGTTGACATCCGAATCAGTGACGTTTCAATCTGGGCCTTTACCGGATCTTCGGTGGTGAACGTGTTTGGGTTCGGCTCTAACTGTAAGTACATTGATGTTACGTACCCTGCTTTTAATCTCAATCAGAACAATGATGGTGGCCTAGCTTGTAGTGGAGCTTTGTTTGCCTCGGCTCCTGGCAACAGCAACATTGTAGTGACAAACCCTCGTTTCATCTCGGCTCCGGCTGGTATCACGAAGGTTAACGATGCTGGAGGTACGAACAACTCCTTCGGCATGACCGGTACTACCTAATCACACTTAAGGAATCTTATGGACCCGAACGAGCAGACTATTTCTTTAGACGATGAGATTGACGAGAAGAATGGAGCACCCGAGCTAGTTACTCTGGATGATAAAGCTGCTCGTCAGATTCCTCAGGAAGTGGCAGAAAAAAGGGCTGTTCGTGCTGATTACGGCTTGGGGCCTGATAGCCCCGGTCGTGATGCTATCGTAAATGCTATTGGAGCAGGTACCGAAGATTCTCTTAGAGATACTGCTGCTGCTCAGAAGGAGATGAAAGAGGTAGCCCAGCGTGCTAAGACCATGCTGGGTGTTACCACTAAGACTTCCCCCCTTACACAAAATGATGTAGACCTCTTCCACGGCTCTAACAAGCCCCCGGCTATTGATCCTGGGGTTGTGTTTGAGCTGGGGTACGGTCAACGTATTGTAAACGATATTGCCTCAGCGAACCCTGATAGTTCGTCTGTGATGAATAAGGCTATCTCAACTAACCCGACCAAGACCTACGACCACATGGACGTTGCGTCGGACATCATTGCGAAGCAAGGGATCCTAGAAAAGGTTCTGGAAGATCGTAAGGCTGACTGGCAGGCTACGTCCTGGTGGGATGCGGCTCCTGATCTTGC